AAATGGGCGTAATCTTCTTGAAGGAACAGGCCGAAGCTGATGCTGACGTTGCCGGCGAAGGCCAGATTTGGGTTAATACCGCCACACCTAACGAACTATGGTTTACCGATGATGCGGGTACTGATGTTCAGCTCGGCCAATCAGGAGGCCTTGCTAACGTGGTTGAAGATTTATCCCCCCAGCTCGGCGCTGATCTCGAAGGGCAGGGTTTCAACCTTCAAGAAATGGGCGTAATCTTCTTGAAGGAACAGGCCGAAGCTGATGCTGACGTTGCCGGCGAAGGCCAGATTTGGGTTAATACCGCCACACCTAACGAACTATGGTTTACCGATGATGCGGGTACTGATGTAAAACTCGGAAATGTTATTGGGACAGATGTACTCGCATACACAGCAACAAACATTGAAGAACAACTTACAGAAAACGCCCCATTATTACTTGATGCTGCTCTTTCAGCAGACGGTAAACATTCCGGTATTTCTATCGCCGGGACAGCCGGTGCGGCTCTCGCCTACGGCGAGTTATGTTATTTTCAAGCCGCTGATTCCCGCTGGGAACTCGTTGATGCAGACGCGGCGGCCACTTCAGGCCCGTTACTTCTGGGCTTCTGTGTCTTAGCCGCCGCCGGTGATGCAAGCGCTACAGAAATGCTTTTACATGGAAATATTAGAGCTGATACTGCTTTTCCTGCACTCACTATCGGCGCTCCTGTTTATGCAGGTATTACCGCAGGCGCTATCCAAGTTGCCGCACCTTCTGGTAGTGGCGATATAGTTCGTATCGTTGGCCATGCTCTCACAGCAGATTCAATTATTCTTAATATCTCACCAGATTGGTTAGAGCTTGCTTAATCGCAGGCCGGCTCCGCTTCGCGCTCTCATTTCAAGAGAGCGCTTATTCTACCGAAATACCTTCGGTACAAATAACAAGGATTTTTTATGGCAGTAGATGACGGATATACCGTTGCATTATTACACATGGACGGCTCAGATGCAAGCACAACTTTTACAGATGAAAGTGGAAAATCTTGGCCTGTAAGTGGTGATGCCCAAATAGACACAGCAAAATCCAAGTTTGGCGGTGCGTCTGGTCTTTTTGACCCAGCAGGTGACAAAATTGGAACAACTTCAAGTACCGATTTTGATATGGGTACAGGTGATATGACGATTGATTTCTGGACATGGATAACATCGGCAGACGATTATATGGGTTTAGTCAACTGTTGGGGTTCGTCTGATGGTTATGGCATAGGATTGCGTTCTAGCGGGGCAAGTTATGTTCGCTGGGGTGATGATGGAGATCAACAAGGCAATGTTCTAACAACGGGTGAATGGATACATCTTGCTATGGTTAGACATGGAAACAATGGTTATCTTTTTGAAAATGGTGTACTAGAATACACAAGGGATGTAACAGGCGCAACCATAGATGAAAGTGCTACAAAACTTATGGTAATGGGTGTAAATTCAAACACCCAAACACTAGGCTTCACAGGTTGGTTGGATGAAGTAAGGATCTCAAAAGGTATCGCAAGATGGACAAGCAACTTTACCCCACCAACTTCAGCATATTCACCTGCTAGTGGTTGGGCTAATATTTCTAAATGGAACACAATCGGGCAAGCAGATATAGCAACAATCAATACCCCTGTAAAAGCCGCAATATCTAAAATAGATGATATAGCTGTTTAATTAATATATTACTTCTTAACACGAACGACTCCCCGGCTCAGTCTCTTAAGAATAGATAGGGGAGTCTGTTCGTGTATTAATACAGGAGCGTTGAGCAGACGCATTAAAAGTTATACCACAATAAAAACAATTAGTACAATGTTACTACCCCCATATATGGCGGTAGTGCTTCACGATCGAAACCATATATAACGGTTTTCGCATCGTTCCGCATCGCAGGCCGGCTCATAAAATCGCAGGCCGGCTCTAGCCTTTGGGCGTAGCCCAAAGAGCAAAATCGCGCACCACAACCAAAACCACCGGCATGCAAAACAAAAAGAAACGCCGCAACGTTTCTTTTCTATCCGTATTTAGAAACCGCTGAAAATATCAGGACGGAAACACAGGTAATAAATTTTACCACGCGGATTCTTCTTCCCGCGTTTCGCAGGCCGGCTCCGCTTCGCGCTCTCATTCCAAGAGAGCGCTTGCTAAATGCGCCATTGTCCCAATGGCAAGAGCCAAATAAACAACCATACAGCCTGTCAGAAACGTGTCAGAACTGGCGTAACTCCCAATTACAGAATATACCCATAAAACCCCCAAAGCACCCTACAAAAGACATTATTCATTCCCGCATGTTTTCTAATTATACCGCCATGCTCAAAACTTCAAGGTCACAAGAAAGTTCCCTCGGACTCTGCTACGCAGGCCGCGCCCAAGACAGGGGCGTTCCGTTTCTGTGCGTGGCGGTTTCCGCAAACATAAGCGGTAAATTCTATCGCTTTGTTATGGCTTCGCGCCAGAAAGCAGGCTCCACCATGAAACACCTTATCCTTCCCTTCTCCATTCTCGTTATCGTTATTGCTTTTTCTCTCCTGTGGCTAGTTCCCACAGCCGCTAATCTCTTGGCGTTGGTGTCATGAAAGGCATATCCCACGTTTCTCATTATCCTACAAAAGAAAGTATGTCCCGCGCAATACTTCACCATTATTGGTTTTATCCATTGGGTTTTGTCTGTATTGTGTCTGTTCAGGTTCGCAATTGGCCGCATGAAAGCGGCTTCTTTTGGCCTATCACAATCCGCATTTCCTAATCAATCAACCCGCCTAGCAAGCGGGTTTTTTTTTCTGCGTCCATACGCAGGCCGGCTATCAAAAACACGAATGCCCTGGCCTCTGGACGAGCTAGGGCATTCGTGCAGTTCATGGAGGTATCAATGAAAACCAAAACACTGATACACCACTATACCACATATAGGAATCGTTCCTCGTTGTTTTCGCACAGAACGTACAAAAGCAGAACAAAAAGCAAAACCAAGCATGGTGCGCTCAATCTCAAAAGCGGCATCCTTGCCCTTGCCGAAAGAGAACGGCAATTCCTAGTCAGCCCTTTATGTTCTTCGCTTATGGGGGCGTTGCGCGGCAGGCTTACGAGCGACAAGCCGTAAAAAAACAGGTAAAAGAAAAGCCTTGTGGCCAAGTTTTCCCGCAACAAACGCGGCAAAATCTTTTTTTCTTTTCCTTTTATTTAGAGCCGGCTTGCACTCTTGCGGGGAAGATCACCCCGCGCCTTTGGCCGCCCATAATTTAAGCTGTGGCTAGCCTTTTTCTAGCCCCCATCTTTTCTATGAAAGGCAAGGTCAAAAACATGGCAAATCCAAAAGCAGTTTATTTCGGCGGCGGTCGCTTAAGCAATCACACAGCAATTCCGGCAGTTGTTCAAGCTGTTGTTAAATCAGGTGCGCGGGTGCATGTCGGTTGTCAATTCGGCGTTGATAAAGCCGTAGTTGAAAGCGCAATTGCTCAAGGTTTCAGTTATTCGCTGTCCGTTTATTCAGTTGCACCCCCTGCATCAGCGCTCAACCATGTGCTAAAAGCAAAAGGCACAGGCGCATCAGTTTGGTTCACGGCAGGCGGCTCCGGTTCAGTCCCAATCAAAGCGCGTTATATCAGGCGCTCAATCGCTGGTTTTTCAGGCTGTCAGGCGGCTGTCTTTTTCAATCCGGGCGCTGGCAGTTTTGCCGTCATGCGGCAGGCTGTTAAAGCAGGCATCCCGGTTTCTGTTTATAGTTCCGTTCAACCCTCAGCCATTCCAAACACACCCGGTTTATGGTTGCAAACTTCATTTAATCAATATCCTGTTTTCCTTTTTGAATCAAATCAAATCAAATTATTCTAGGAGAAAAATGTCAGTTATAAAATTATTATCCCTACTAATAAAAATATATCCTGCATTCGTAAATATTTATTATGATGAATGCGTCAGCCAACAATTAGCCGCAGTTTGTTTGCCCTTTCATTTTCCAACATGGCAAGCAATTCAATATTTTTTAGGAGCGAGCCTATAAAAAAAACACCACCCGTTCAAATGACTCCACCAATCGAAAGAAGGAAAAAAATGACAAAAATAATTAGAGATTATTCACCAAACACAGTAACCGAGATATGCGAGGCGCTTACCGCCTTTGGTTACAATGCAGATAAAGCCGATTTTCTAGAGTGTTTCGGTAATCTTGGTAACCACTTTTGGAGAAAATTCCAAGAGTACGACCACAACATTATAAAACTTTGGCGCTCCCTTGACATCCCAGCACAAGGTAAATTAGCAAACCATCTAGTTAAATGGTTTAATCGCCGCTACGCAGATTAATAATCAACTACGCTTTTAATCTGGGTCGGCAGAGCCTGATCCAGATTAAAAGCGAAAGGAAAATGACTCCACCATGAAAAAGAAATTTCAGCAATACCCGACCACAGGCTACACAGCCCCAGAACGAGAGCCAATCTTACGAGCGATTGTATTCAACGGCGCGGGCTGTCTTAACCGGCGCGGCATGTTAATTTCAGCAAGTATGTTTAATCAAAATGCTGTTATTGCATTTCCTGCGCTCGCAAATGACAATCGTTTTGACTACTCGAACTTGAAAGAAGAAACGATACTTTTCAAAGATATTTTATGTATTGAAAAGGCCGCCGGGATTATGGGCGCTACCCTTAAACTTCTTGGAAAACCGCAAACCCATTACAAATACGCAGAAGCAATCCCCGCCCCTTGGGACAGTGAACAGGTACTACGATGACGTATATTGAGAATCGTTATTGCATGGATTGTGTTTGTATCCACTGGCTAGAAGTTGACGAGCAAAACAATGAAACTTGTCACGGTAGAATGTTATCACTCAACAACCCGCCCCCCAATACCTATTTCAAGCGCTCAGGTAAAGGCTTCGAGATGCACGAAACAACCCCAAGACCCAAGCCGGTTATTGAATTGCCGCTTGATTGGCAAATGCGCGAAGAAGCGGGATTATAAACCAACTAACCCCGGAGGGCGCGAGTCCTCCGGGAGAAAGTATGCCAAAATAGATTTAGCCCGAAGCGGTAAAATTATGATAGAACTTGAAACCGGGCGAATCTATGGGATAAAAGGTTATGGCGTAATCCATAGAGGGCATTATTATGGAACGCTCGACACAACCAACGATTATTTCTGGGGTGATTATTATACTTATAAAAAGTCGGAGGCAAGTTGTCTAACTTGCAACAGCAACCCAAGCAATCACGCATATTGTTTAAAGGATAGTATAAAATGAATAAACCACTACCACCCGAAACCCTATTAGTTGACCTACAGCCAACCAGATTCATAAAAGTTGAAAACCTGCGGGCATGGGATGTAGACTCAATCACGGTACAGATCGCAGAAGTGCGAAAAGAAACCGTAGAGCCAAAACCCGGTCACAAGGAAGAACACCCGGTACTATATTTTTACACCAAGACCGGGACGCTCTACCCACAGGGTTTTTTGCTAGCCGCCAATGTCAACATAATGGCAATAGTATCTTCCACAGGTGCAAAGACCATAGGCGAAGCAATCGGTAAAAAGATAAAGATTGAAATAGGGCAGCACAAAAATAAAGACGTGCTAAGAATCAATCCAGAGCCAATCGAGGAAAAAAGCGAATGACTAAAAACGAATATGAAAAAGCAATCTATAAGCCCATTAAAGGAAGTAGCCCGGAGGGAGTCCGGGCTACTATACCGACTCCACCATAGAACCGGGATATAGGAATATTTTACCACAAGCACAGAGCGAAGCGCCCTTTGGATTAATTCAGATCCATTCGGGCGCTTGGTCACGGTGCGGCGCGGAATTTTTGCGCGCGCTCCCGTTCCGCTAGCCGGCTCCGCTTCGCGCTCATTTCAAGAGCGCTTATTCTAACAACGACTCCCACACCCCCCACCCCTACATAACAATACCCCTGTTTTTTAGCCTATAGAACACCCTTGCTAATACTTCCTACTTCGCTTATAATACTTATATGGATAAACCAAAAGATATTTCCACCACAGAAGCAGGGATATTACTCGGCGTATCATCCAGAACAATCACGGAATGGTACAAAGACGGTAATTTTCCAAATGCCTATAAGCTAAATCCGGGCAAAAGAAACTCACCCCTTCGCATACCAATGTTAGATATAGAAAGGTTTGAAATGCGGAGAATTTATAAAAGGAGAATCGGCTATGATTAAACATTATCTATGGTTATTTGGCGGTTACATACTGGATACACTTTGGCGGCTATTCAGACCACGGCACTATAAAGCATGGGGAAAACAAAAAGCCCGATTGCCAAACAAAACCAGAGCAGAAGGAAATAAACACGGTTTATGGAACTAAAGGAGTAAATATGTTTGATCTAATAAAACTGTTTTTTCGTGTCCTGTTCGAGCTAATTATGAATATTCTTACACTCGGCGGTTATGGCCGTATGGAAGGTGCAAAAGACGCAAACGGAACTTATGACTTTGACACCCTTGTAAAACACAACGTGACATTTCGGAGGAAACAATAATTATGAAAATGGATGTAACCCAGCCCAGAGAACAGCAAGTATATAATGCTATTATCTGGCATTATTCTAAATACGCAGTACCCCCCACCATTCGTAATATTATTGACCTTACAGATATTACCAGCACTTCAATGGTCAATTATTATTACAAGAAGTTAGTTAAAGCAAACTTGATCGAACTTGTTAGCGCGAAACCAATCCCCAGCTTTTTATCAGCGCTAATAAAATTTTACCTATATAAAGGAGACTCCACCAGATGGACAATAAATTCGATAGACTCAACAAAAGAATTAATGCTCTCGAAAGCAGTATAGTAAATTTAGTTACTGCTACAGCGCCTTGGTTAGCCCCGCTTGCCCCCGCTTCAATGACATATTATCACATGCGGGATTTTCTAAACTTCGAGCCGTGGCTATCCTTCGCGCTTGCTCTACTTGTAGAAGTTTTAGGATTTGGTACAGTATCAACAGCCCTTCAATTTTGGGCGCACAATAGAAAGAACGTAGCCAAATATAAGAAGGCTCCCATGGGAGTTATTATTTTTACATTCTCTTTCTATCTTATACTCATTTTGCTAACCAATGTTGTAATAGATATTGCTAATGCGTTCGGCTCAGAGAATCAATTACAATGGGCGCTTATTACAGTAAGAGCCTTGCTCACGTTACAAACGATTCCCGGAGCTTTAATCGTTGCCGTTCGTACCAGCCACAGAGAGTTAATAAAAAGTGTAAGGCGCTCTCAATCGCAGGCCGGCTCACAAACCCAAGACCCGAAAGATTCGGAAACTTTCAGAAAGTTACCGAAAGATTGGAGAGCCTTACGCCCTACCCTGAACGAAACAGATATTAGAAACCTTGCAGACCTAACACCCGAATCAGTGAGAGAACTTTCTTTACGCCATGAAGTGACTACGCGAACGGTTGAGAATTGGAGAGCCTACGCCATACAAGAATTGAAAGGTGTTAATGATGACAGACGCTAAAACAAATGACAAAGCTTATAACGCTCAACTAATGAGTTTATGTAAAGACGTTCTAAAGAACACAACAGTAAAAGAACGCGCTGAATGGTTTGAACGCTGGTGTACCGGCGAGCGCTCATTACTCGTTGTACATTGCCGTGATGTAGGTTTTACAGCCGTTGCCTTTGTGTTCGTTGCCATGATGGATGTCAACCACCCTTTTATATGTGAATCAGCAGAACTACTCAGATGGACGATTGAAGAATGTTTTATTAGAATTATTCAATCTGATCTGCACGATATAAAAGTTATCCACAGGGATATGTTGATAACTCCCGACTTATCCACAAAAGAAGTCAAATTATAGTGAGTTATCAACAAGCACTATATTTATGGTCATTTTGTAAACAGGTGCTTGTTGATAACTTCTTCGAGAAGGTTAGCCTATGAAATATTCTTATCCACAGTTTCCACAGGCTCTACTGCTACTACTATTTATTAACTCAAACAAATAAGGAGATAGTGTTATGGACAAGAATCATCCATCTTTACAAAAACATATAGAAAAAGTTTTAATTCATGGCTTTAATGAATATACCAATTTATTAAGCGATTGGTTTAGAGCCAATAACATAAAAACAGGTACTAAAAAAGCAGACAATTTAGTACAGGAGGCTATGGCCGCAAAAATACACTATGAAAAAATGATTAATGAATATCACAATTCCAATGATCTAAAGCAAAAATCATTAAATACTTTAAGAGACGTAAAATAATGTTGCGTTTTCTAATTATCTTGGCTCTTTTCATTCGCAGGCCGGCTCCGAAACCCTTAACAACCACAGAGCCAGAACCCAAACCCTGCATGATCGTGACAGATACATCCTTCTTGCGCTGGGACAACACAAGCCAAGCAGGAGTAATAGGAACTACGCCAGCCGGCGCAACAGGCGAAATCCGAAAGAGCCTGGACGATTGGAGCATTATCTATATCGCCGGTACAGACACATTAGGCAGATCGTCCAATATGACCGGCTATATTCAAAATCAATTTATGGAGGTAATCAAGTGCTAACTAGCAACCAAAGCGGCTTAGATCAAGTAATAAGTAATTTACAAGGATTAGCCAATTTAGGCGGGACACCTTATTACATTGAGCTAATCCAAGTTTGTGTATCACAACTATACGAAGATAAAAAATATATCCAACGACTCGAAGAAGAAATCGAAATCGACAATAAACTTATTGCCGAACGAAGTCGTGTTTTAGAAGCAATCCCTGAATGTACAGCACATGGAAGTAATTGCGTACCCAACGCACTATCATGGATAAAGGCTCATAAATGACAGTCAAAGGAACAACAGTAAACCCGCGCTTGCAAAATCAAATCCTTTCAATGCACAATCGAGGCATTAAGAATGTTGATATTGCACACGCTTTAAACATGAGCGCTAAAGCCGTTTCGTACTACATTGTAAAGTGCAGACCTAAAAAGCCAATGAAATTACGACTCGGCGCGGATTACCTAAAACTTAAAAAAGAGATCGGGCATACATGGAAATAACAAAGAAGCAACGAAAAAGGATTGATGATTTAACAGATGGTGCAATTGATATTGTTAATGACTTCGGCCAAGCACTTGACCAGTGGGAAGGAGAACATGAGATCATAAAAGACTTAAATGCTGACTATGACCGTTATCGAATAGATAACACTCAGCTTATAGCCTGTTTGCAGTTAGCATCCTTTTTTGCAAAAGCAATCCACAAGGAGAGCGCTTTATTTATGAATGATAAAACAATCGAGAAAATGAATAAGTTTATGGAGAGTTATACAAAACTCTCAGAGAGAATAACAGAACTTACGCCACCGCCTTTCTAGCCATGTTACAGCGTGTCAGAAAGGTGTCAGAAACGGAGTATAGCCGATGGATACACAATCTACCCTGAATCAGTTATTGCGCCACACAGACCACCCCGGCCAATCCAAAAAAGTTGCTTATGAAAATATGGCAACTAGATTATCTTGGCTCCGGGTCTTACCAAATAATAATAAAACAATCAAAAAATGGACATGGCGTTACATACAATCAGTTTACAGAGGAACAATCCAACCATCCCCCGCCCTTGTGCAAGCAATAGAAACGCTTGCAGCAGAGCTGGACGGAACACCAGCCCAATACAGCAACGCCAAAGAGATCAAGCTATTTGCAGACCCCGCCCGTATTCAAGCCGGCTCTCTCATTCTAGGAACGAGTAAGGAATGCGCCAAAGCGACTTGCATCCTTACATTCGTTCCTACAGTCCCCTGGGGATTATATTGCCCCAAGCATAAAAGGAAAAGATAAAATGTCAAAACTACAAAAACAACTAAATCAAATGCTTTCTAACTTTACAAAGTTAGATAATGAAGCAACGGAACAAATGAATATGCTGGCCGGCGCGTTCGGCGGCTCCGCGCCGATTGAAAGAAAGATCGAATTTCTTGATACAAGATTACAACAGGCGCTAGCACTAATCGGTAAGATCGCAGAAATAGCACTTGAAGAACCGAAGCAAATACCAAAGCGAAAAGCAAAGATTAAGAAATGAAACTAATCGACATCATAGATGATTTTCTAAATCTCGCAGAACAGAAAAACCCAAATGCAATCAGGCGCTCTTTAGGGCATGGGTTACAAATGAATGTCCGTTGTGATGGTGGCGTTTATGTTTTTCTTATCTGGCGAAATAATGTTGTCCCTTCACAATCTGAATGGGCTACCATTATTAAACACTGGCCTTATAAAGTAGATGCCCCTTATCCAGAAAGCGGCGTTTATAAAGAAAGATTCTATTTGAGAGCCAGAATACCAAGAAACCCAAATTATGTATAATGGGTTTTTATACAGAATTTTTCTGGTTAAACTATAGTTGCTCGGTCGCTTACGATGTCCTGCGGACACCCCGCACCACCGAGCAACGGCAAAAGTGATCCTGACAAACAGGATTCCTTTTGCTCTCTTTTACTTGACTAAATAAACGTCCCATGCAATAATGAAATAGTTAACACTATGGCAATTCCAGACCCAATACAACTATATGCTGACCTTATAGAACTCCGAACCTTAGTTAGAGATATAAAAGCAGATGTTGAATCTAACAAAATAGACATTAAGGAACTACTTGCTTTTATGAACGGCATTAAGATGCTGCTCACACTCTCAATAGGAGGGGGAGCATTATCAATTATTACCCTGATAATCACAATTCTTAATAATATCAATGGCTAAAAATAAAACAAGTCTAATATCAGGTGAATAATGGCCGCAAAACCCGGAAACAAGAACGCGCTGAAACATGGTTTTTACGCCAAGCATTTTATTACCAAAGAAAAAACCAAGCTAAGAAAACAGGAAAGCACAGACCTTGAAAGCGAGATCAACGCGCTACGAATAGTTGTAGATCGTATTCTCGGAAGATTAAATACAGGGGATTTAGATGTAGAACTTGAAGGAAAACTAACAGACCAAACAATAAAAACGCTCCACGTTTTAATTGATGCGTCAACAGCAATAGGCACTCTCTCAAGATCACAACAACTAATTACAGGTAAATACATGCCGGTCGAAGAAGCAGTATTTGACGCACTCGCAAAGATGAACGATGAAGATGGAATCTAAAACCAACCACGCGGATTCCGCCGAAGAAGTATCGGCACGATGTGAGTCTCGCGTTTCGCAGGCCGGCTCCGCTTCGCGCTCATTTCAAGAGCGCTCATTCTAATATGTCAACACTAACCCAAAGAGCTTACACAATGCAGAAAAGTTTATATAACTTTTCTTCTTATGCCGGGGGCATGAATCTTAGAACCTATCAAACAGAGCCGGGGGATGCAATAGTAAACTCAGTAATAAACGAACTCGGACTAACATTCGTCCTTATGTTGAGCCGGCAGGCCGGCAAGGATGAATTACTTTGTCACCTGAAAATGTATTTGATGCAAAGATTCCAACACCGTGACGTTGAGATCGTTGAATTTAACCCCACATACAAACCCCAAACCATAAGAGCAAGACTCAGACTCGAAACAAGATTGCAAAGTAATGTCTTAACTGCCAACAAATGGAAAAAACATGCTGATTTTATCCGCATGATCGGGCAGGCAAAAACATCTTTCCTTTCAGGTGACGGTAGAGCTAATGTAGTTGGTGCAACCGCTTCGCTCTTGCTAATTATGAATGAAGCCCAAGATATTACAGCAAATATATATGACGGTAAGGCCAGCCCAATGGCCGCCAGTACAAACGCGACTCGCGTACTGGTCGGAACAGCATGGACAACACACAACTTACTACATAGAGAATTAAATGCCGCTAAAGAACTAGAAAAAATAGACGGAATACGCCGTACATTTATTTATGACGCGGACGATGTAACCAAAGCAAACCCCAATTATGGTAAATTCGTTGAAACTGAAATACAGAGATTGGGCCGGCAGCACCCACTTATCAAAACGCAATACTTCAATGAAACCATAGACGCGCAAGCCGGCATGTTCAACCCCACACGCCGCGCCCTAATGAAAGGCGATCAACCGGCTCAAGACGAACCAATCGCCGGCCATACCTACGCCTTTCTTATGGACGTAGCCGGACAGGATGAAGCCCGACTACTGGCCGATGATGACGCACCACTCGAAAACCCCGGACGTGATGCGCTTGCGCTTTCAATCGTTGATGTCGATATATCTAATCTGGCAGAAGATTTAGCGCCCACTTACCGCGTTATAAAACGCTTATCTTGGGTTGGCGAGAATCATGTAAAGGTATTTAAACAAATTACAACGCTCTGGTCATTATGGAATCCTTTACACATGGTTATTGATAAAACAGGAGTTGGCGAAGGTTTATATGGTATGATGTTTCATAAATACGATGAAAAAGTTATTGGATACCATTTCACAGCAAAGGCTAAAAGTGAATTAGGGTATCGCTATATCGCAATAATTGAAACCGGGAGATTCAAAGATTGCGAACCCAGCGCAACTGTGGACTTGCAATATCAGAACATAGAACAAGAGATATTGCCGGGTCCAACAAAAACAATGCGCTGGTCAGTACCAGACGGTACAAGAGATAATACTACCGGCGAACTGATACACGATGATTTTGTTATAGCTGATTCTCTCACAGGAGAACTCGATCAACTCGAATGGTTAATACAAACCGAAAGTACGATCATTCCAAGAGATATCTTGAAAGAAATAGATAATAGTAATGACTAGTAGACCACCACAACGACCAGCAGGTTTTATTGCCGTTCCCTTTGACCCACCAGACCCAAACAATCCCAATTATGATTTACTATTCCAATCCTACTTAAAGTATGTACAGATTTATGCACGAAACGCAGGTATTGACCCGGCCAACATTCAGGTAGCAGAATACAACGGCAGACCAGTTGCAGTAGATAAAACTAATCTACCCAAACAACTATTAGATGAAAAGAATTTAAATAGCGTGGCGGGATTACTCGAACAAGATCATATTGCAAAGATAACTGCAAACATAGCAGGCATTGAAGGAAAAAAACAACTTGCGGCAGAGCAGGAAGAATTTTTTTCGCACCCCGGAAACAGGCCAACAGACGGTAGCGGACTATTGTTAGAACCCGAAACTCAAATATCACATAAACCATTTGATTTTTCAAGCGATGAAGATTTTGAAGATGATGTCGGGCGTAATATGTTTCAGCAGTTACAAACGGTTAGTAAATTAGTTTTAGGTAGCGGTAACGAGTCTACAGAAACCATAAATGCCGATTACTCCAATCCTGATTTAGCCGGTGGTATTTTAGCCGGACTTATGCCAAAAAACCTTTATGATACTACACCTTGGAAAGAATCAGATGTTTGGCAAATTATCATACCTTTTTCAACTCAAGGCCCACAGCTAATATGGCGGTGGAGAAACATTCCAGATGATGACCCGCGCCTTGACCCGGCCTACAACATCCCACAATTTCCAAAGAAACCAGATATACTATCCATTTTTTTTAATGAACCATCATTACCAGCAAATAAATTTGCTCTTTCTCCATTTAACCAAGCATTAATTTCTGGGCTACAAATTACTACCGAAAAACAACAAGATAGATTCCCGGACGATTCATTTTGGCGCGGTATGGTACCCGGCACACAAACGTCATTAAAAAAAACCCTCGATGGACTTTCTTATGGTCAAAATGTCCCATACGAAAGTGTCAAAACTAACGCACAAGAAACCGCAGATATATGGGACTTAGTATTTTCGGGCAGATAAATTTCGCAGGCCGGCTCCGCTTCGCGCTCCATTAGCAAGGTGCGCTTGTCCCAAAGGAATCAGACAATGGCAAAACTAAAAATTACAAGCCCGATCACAAACTATATAAACAAGCAAGTTGAAAAGCGTGTTTCAGCTCAACTTGCTTCCATGCCAGAAACAGATACAACCATTGTTGTAGGAACTAGAACAGCACAAGATATTTTTAAAGATCGCCATAATTGGGACAGACAGGCTATCTTAGCTGATGCCTTGCTCCAATGGCGCACCAACCCCATTGCAAGAAAAATTATTGATACCATCGTTGAGTTTGTTATTGGTGATGGTCTGAAATTCAACGTAGAACACAAGGCAACCCAAAAGATAGTAGATGAATTTTGGAATCATCCACTTAATAATTTGGATGAACAGATTCCAGAATGGACAGCGGAGCAATCGCGTTCAGGTGATTTATTTCTTATGTGTACCGTTGACCCACTTTCAGGTAATATGTTCATACGCGCTTTCCCAAGTGAGCAGATCGAAGAAATAAAAACAACAGCAAACGATTACAGACAAGAGAAATTTTACGTTCAAACAAATCTACTCCCTAACGAATCTGCTATCCCGGCTTACGACCATCTAAAACCCGATCAAACAGAATTTATGTTGCATTTTCCTATCAATAAACCAGTAGGTACATTATTCGGAGAGAGTGATTTAACGCCTGTATTACGCTGGCTAGGCCGGCTCAACACACTTCTAAACGACCGTGTGATTTTGAATCACTTAAGAAACTTAATCGTTTATGTAGTGAAAGGTAATTACACAGAAAAAAATTCGAGAAAACTCCGTGAAGCAGAACTGAACGCCCAACCCCCGCGCCCTGGAGCTATAATAGTTACTGACACTTCGGAAGAATGGACAACGCTAGCGGCCAATCTACAGTCTTATGATGCCGGCGCTGACATTCTCGCAATCAAAAAACATATTGCGGCGGGCGTTGGTTTACCGCTTCACTTTCTCGCTGAGCCTGAAAGTTCAACACGCACTACCGCTAACGCGGCAGGTACACCAACATTTAGAAAATTTAAAAGACGACAGGCAAAAACTAAAAGATATATCGAAAAATTATGCAAGATCGCAGTACAAAAGAGAAAGCATTTTACAAAGACTCCGCGCACCAGAGCAGACGCTAAAATACTCATCATCGGTGATGATGTTACAGAACGCGACAATTCTCTCATGGCGCTAGCCGCCGCAAGAATTGAACCCGTTCTTGCCGACCTGTTCGATAGAGATTTGATAGACGAAGCTACTTATCTATACTACTTCTATTTTATGATGGGTGAAGATTACGACCAATCCGGCAAACAACCAACCGGCAAAAAACGACCACTGAACGCCCAGCCCAATAAACCCGCTGGCGCTGTCAGTGACGACAAGAAGGATGCCGAAGATGACCCCGGCGCTCTTGATAAATAACCAACCACGCGGATTCTTCTTCCTTCGTTTCGCAGGCCGGCTCCGCTTCGCGCTCTCATGTTCAAGAGTGCGCTAGTCCCAAAGGATTCAAACAATGCCTAATCAGATATGGGACTCAATCAGCAAACACCCTTGCCCTTCTTGCGCCGCATTGAACGGCCAAGTTCACAAAGCAAAAACATTTGCAGAGCAAGAGCTAAAACCAAAGAGTGACAAATTATTCTGCACTCATTATTGCTCTTGCACACTAAAAGAAACAGACCTTAAATCAAACGGCAATCTAAAAGATGTGCCAATCAGACGGAAAAGGAGTAATGCCGTGAAAGAACAATCGATAGAACAGAATCAACCAATGCAATTGCAGGCAAAACCTAATAAAGAAGGTTTTGAAATAATCGCAATTGCAGCAGGAGAAGCCAAAGGACACGGTATTACATTTACCGCAGATGTTCTATCTAATAGCCTGTCCCTTTGGGACGGTCAACCAGTGAAGATAGATCATCACTCGTTTTTTGATAGTCCGTCCTTGCGTAACCTTGCCGGCACAGTTTCAAATCCTACTTGGGATGCTTCAACAGAATCAATCCGGATGCAACTAACGCCCGGAGGGCCGGCAAAGAACGTGTTACTTGAGATAAGAGAATCAGCAAAAGAGAACGCCGACATTATGAAAGCCGTCGGTTTTTCAGCACACTTATTTCTAAAGCTAAACCGTGAAACTAAAGAAGTAAAAGAAATAACAAGTGTTTCATTTGTTGATGCAGTTATCAATCCCGCCGCTGGCGGGAAGTTCTTGCAGGAATTACATAAAAGTTACAGCGATAACGACGCTGAAACCCACGCGGAGTTTACCGCGTCCAAACCCAACGCCATGAAGGAGAATAACGTTATGGCAGAAAAGAAAGACCCAAAGGCTAAGGGTGCGGAATCACCCGAAGCCAAAAAGCAGGCTGAAATCAAAGAAAACCAGCTTGCAAGCGCAGAGCTAAAAAAGCATAGCGAAGAAATGACGGCTCTCGAAGAACAGGCGAAGGAATCAGAAGAAATCCTAATCGCCCAATGCGGTGACTTGCTTACCTCCGCATTATCAAACTCTCACCTTCCCGATCTAACCCAAGAACGAATTAAGAAACAGTTTGAAGGAAAGAGATTCCGCGCCGCTGAACTAACCAGCGTTATTAATGCGGCGCGTGAAGAAGTTGCCGCACTAACCGCAGGCTCAATCATTCGCGGCTCTAGTCGTGCAGAGCAAATGTTCAACGGTGATGACGCTATCCGCGCCGCCGCCTTTGATATGTTTGGCGCTCCGCGTGATGAAGGTACTGAAAAACTCAAGGTAGCTAGATTGAACGGTTTGAAAGAACTTTATCTAATGCTTACCGGTGATCTTGAATTTACGGGTAATGTAGCTACTGACTTAGCATATCAGTTCGCTACCACCACCAACTTCCCGGCCATCGTAAAAGACACCATGAACAAGTTGCTTGTTAAATCATGGGATGCTAACGGCGCCCTTTCCTACGGTTGGTGGAAGAAGATTGTCACAATCGAGCATTTTACCGATCTAAATACCGTTGATTGGGTTATCACTGGTACAGTTGGTTCATTGCCGACAGTTGCAGAACGCGGTGAATATACCAATTTACCAATCGGTGATTCGGTTGAAACGTCCAGCTGGACAAAATCAGGTGGTTATATTCCGTTGACCCTTGAAGCCATCCTACGCGACGATCTGCAAGCCTTCAAATCATTTCCAAAAGAATTATCAGATGCTGGCTTGCGCAACATTTCAGAAAAAGTTGCCGCTATCTTTACTGATAATTCCGGCGTTGGCCCAACTTTGGCTGATACCGGCGCTCTATTCAATGCTACCGCTATCGCTACAACCGGCGGGCATTTGAACTTGCTTACAACCGCACTCGGTACGACTTACGCGGCATGGGATACAGTTGCGGCGGCAGTTTATAATCAACCCCTGCACGTTGCGGCCACTATCGAAGGAACGAGTTATCTCGCAACTGGCAAGAAACAAGCCGTTGACCCTTCGATCTGCTTAGTACCACGAGCATTGACCGGCCAAGCAGAAGCACTATTCAGACCACGCTGGGCAAATGATGTTGAATCAGTTGCCACTTCCGGAGGCCCAACTTATGGCGGTAAGGTTGACCCTGTTACCGTCCCTGAATGGACAGACGCTGACAATTGGGCGGCACTGATTGACCCGAATGTAATACCCGGCGTTATGATCGGTGAGATGTTCGGCGTAATGCCGCAAATCATCTTAGCCGGTCGAGAGAATGACCCGGCCATGTTTATGAATGACGAATCTCGATTAAAGGTTCGTCAGTTCTTGAATGTTGGAGTTTCCAACTATCGGCCTATGCACAAATCTAACGTATAGCATAGACCTAAAGTCACAATCACCCCCGCCCTGGCACAGCTAGGGCGGGGAGTACCCATCTTTCGCAGGCCGGCTCTAAAGAGCCTGACCAGCAAACCCAAAAGGAGATCAAACCATATGGGCTACGTACACAACACAAGTTTTTCACAATCAATACCCCCGACCGTAATGTATGGAACAGTCGCGGCATGGGCTATCGCCGCAGGCACAGTTACCAATACTATTGTTTATGGTGCGGATGCTACAGATGAAGTTGCCGTATTGACCGTTCCAATCCCGATCCCTTCGAACTCGGTTGCCAATGTTGGCGCTTATCTCAAATCGGTTGAAATCGATTTTGAGATATTAACCGCCGCTTGTGATGCCGTGAGCGCTGTTATCCGCAAGCTAACTCGCGGCGGGGATGGCTCAGTACCAGTAATGAGCGCACCATCCGTATCTTACGATACCGGCCACGATTCAGCGGCAGAACGAATAACCGTTGACCAACATCAAATGACCGTATCGCTCGACACCCCGGAATGGATAGATAATGATGAAACCTTTGTGCTTGAAGTTTCTTTTGATAAAGCCACCACAACCACAGTTGAAATTCTTCACGCTATCGCTAATTACACTCTGCGGGCATAATCATGGCCAATAAAGATATGGCAATCGCTAAAGCCTATATTGCAAAAGAAGTTGAAGGAAACAGGCTAAAACCCGATTCCTTCAATACTCCATTAGAACCCGCTATCGTTTCGCATGCCGGCTCCAATTGGAGAATCAGATTACAAGATGGGCGCATCTTGTATCCAATCATAGAACCCACACCAAAGGCCAAAAATAAAAAGGCTAATTCTTCTGCTGATGCACCAAAAGCAACTGCAGAAGGATAAACCCAAGTTATCCACCCAGCGGGTCAATGTTAGGGACCCGCTGGGATTTATCAAAAGGAGTTTTTATGTCCGAATGGCTAGCAGGAAAGAAAACATATATTGTTTTCGGTTTATTCCTTATCAATGAAGTTGCAAAGATGCTCGGTGTTTCCGGCGTTGAATTGCCGGCTTCATTCATGGAATACGCAGTAGTTATCCTATCCGTTATCGGTTTGGTATTGCGTAAAGTCACCAAAGGCGAAGCAGCCTTTTAATTAATCGGCTCAGATTCCCTTCCGGATCTGAGCCTGCAATTATTATAAAGATATTATTATGACAACAAAACTTAACACCAGAGATTTTTATGTAGATTTAGCAA